AATAGTTGATTCATTAGAGCCATTCTGACCACCGACGAATGTTAGATTAAGTGGACGAATATTGACAGAGCTTGAAACAGACGCAGCAGGAGCAGATACCGCGCCAACACGATCATTTGCTACCCAGACATACCGTGAGCGCTCATTGATTGCATTCTTATAATAGATAGAAGCCCCATCTGTTGATTTGGCATCTGTTGCTCTAGATAGATTTGGATATACTTCAATTGGTGCGCCGGCTACACCACCGAATCTACCATTCTGATCAACTACCACGACGTGCATTAGATCAGAAGCAGCAGTATTACCTACGCTAGCGACCCATTCAGATTGAGTCGGTGGACCATCAACAAGATTTGCAAACTCCCAGTTTCTTGTAACACTTACTACGGTTGAGTTACCATTTACTGTATTACTAACTACATAGTTATCAAATAGCTTGTTGGTATCACCAAATGTTACTACAGATGTAGCATGAGTTGTATTAGTAGTTAGAGCGCCAATGTTGTTGATACGAAGAAGCTGAGTGCCAACTGAGCTGTTGCCAATTTGTAGTAGATCGCCGACTGAGAACTGTGCTAGGACAGTGTTAGCAAAAGTATTAGCTGCTGCAGCATCGTTATCAGTATGGAATGAGAATTGACCTACATTGGTACCTACGGAAATAGAGAACGAACCTGAGATATTGTTGCCGGTCTGTGAACCATTGAGCTGAATACTAGAAGAGAAAGCAGATGGAGAATCACAAACTGAAATACGCAGGCTGTTGCCTAGCGTTCCTGGATACTTTGCAATGTATACTAGACCGGATTCAAATGAAAACTTAGAATCATAGTCTTCTCTATTACGAATTGAGCTTGCTGCAACATTTACTGTGTCAGTGTTTGCTACAGCGTTTAGAGCACCATTGGCGCTTGAGTCGGTTGTATTAGCTGCGCGTACTACGAATAGTGCGTTGCCATAGCCAAGGAAGCTAGCTGCTGAGAAGAATGTCTCTGCGTTATCTGAAGAAGGTCGTCCAAACTGATCTACTAGCTTCGTTTCGGTGTCGATTAGTACACGCTCGCCAACTGGACCCCAGTTAAATACACCAGCAATACCACCGACAGTTGTTGATACGCCGGGTACTACAGTGGTAAGGTCAATCTCTGTTACATTTACTCCCGGACTTACTTGAAATGCCATATTTATTCACTCCCTTTCGTTGAGTTTTTGTTATAGGACTCTGAGTATGGAGTATTTATCAAAAGTAGGTTTTCAAAAATTTTGATTAGGATCAGCCATCCAGTTGTTAATACTAGGTACTTCCATTACTTCGTCGGGGGGTAGACCATCATCAATGAAACCAAATGGTAATAGATCTTGAAGAATTTCTTCTTCTGTCTTTTCTCTTAACGTAGCAAGAGTGTTGATTGATGTAAGATCCTTGAAATAAGGCTGCTCAGTCATCCAAGCAAATAATACAAGACCCATGACCAAATCATCGTGTTTGCCTGGTTCTGCTTCGAATGACACTCCCTTTCTAGAGAACGTCGATAGTTCACTAATCGTTTCAAAGTCATTGATGATCAACTGATTTTGCTCAATCAATAGCTTTAGAATAGAACAACCGACGGCTTTGACTGACTTGGTCGTTCTGATACCCATATCTACATTTTTACCAAAACCACCAGAGATTCTCTTGCCTGCTCTTCCTGCACTTTCAGTACTTAGAATATTCTCATATTCAAAGTCGTAATGCAATGATGACGACACCTGCTCACCAATATCATTGATTTCTACCAATATTGATGCACCGTTGTAAGCTTTGCCAACTTGGTGGACAATACTGGCATAGTCAATTGGAGCAATAAGATTGTTTCTATAAGTACAAACTTGCTTATAAGGCATGCTAGTTACATCTATTACTTGAAATGCCGAGTAGTCAAGACCTTTACCTCTAGACACGTCAACAATGATAGTATACGCATGACCTGGTATTGGTTGCTCGTATTTAGATAGACCATCCTTAGCAAATACCGGAATCTGTTGGACCAGTTCTTTTAGTTTCCAGCCGGAGATAAGAGTTGACGAGGATCCGATAAATGATACATTAAATTCTTGGTCGAATTTTTCTTGGTCAAAGTTTAGACCTGCTAGTGTATTCTTCAGCCACTCTTCATCTCTTCCTGGAACCCTATCCCATCTAACCATAATTGGCTTATAACCATTTTTACCCGATATGGCATTCTGCCAAATGGAGTAAAAATGATTCAGGCCCGAGGGAGTACTCACTAGTACTACCTTTGTAGTTTTACCAGAAGAAATGGTTGGATATACTGAAGTAAAGAACTCGTCCCAGTTACCAACGAATGCAGCTTCGTCAATGAATAGTAGATTGATAGAGAAGCCACGAATGTTATCTGATGATGTAGCAGTAGCTAGTACTTGACTATTGTTCTCTAGATGGAATGAACCTTTGTTCCATTCTAGTACACCTTGCTGCAGCCACTTGGGAAGGTGTTGATATGCAAGCTGAATTTTACTTAGAATTTCACGGGCAGTCTCTGCTTTATTAGCGAGTAGAGCTACGTTTTTATTATCATGAAAAATGATGTACCAAAGGATGAATCCACAAGTTACAGTAGACTTACCTGCCTGACGAGAAGTAGCAAAGATACAATATTTCTCATTTTGCATTGCCTGAAGCATTTCAATCTGATAGTCATATGGTTCAAATGCTATCAAGCCTCTGTCTACATTGACAATCTTCATATAAGTTTTAACAAAATACACAACGTCCTGTGAGCACTTGATCCACTCTTGAATCATTTCTTCTGTCCAGGATACTTTGACTCCGGATCTCTTTAGATTTGGATTGCCGTTATAATATTTAATATTCTCAATAGTCACTTTTTTTCTCTGCTATTCACTTTTTCTGTTTACATGTCTTAGAAGTGTGTGTATAATAAGTTTGGGAAAACAAAATAATAGGTTATAGTCAACCAGAGTCTTTCTTGGACATATCTGCAATGACTTTGGCCAATTCACTTGTACTACCAACAAACAAATTGTTGTTGACTATCTTCTTACCTTCTTCGGATGTCGGCTCGGATGGTTTCTCCATATCTTTGATATCCTTCTGGATCTTCAATAGTCGATCACTTGCATCAACTACAGAATCCATTAACTTAGCTAGTACTTCAAATGCTCTTGGATTCTGTGACTGATCTGCAATGATTGATAACTTGGCTATTGCATCTGATGCATTCTCAATTACATCTCTGATGTTAGCTCTAGCAAAAGTAAAGTCTTCCTTAGCAGAATCATCATGAATCTTTTGAAGAATAGGAGTCAATTGATTGGATGGCATTGGACCTAAGCCTAATGCTCTATTGATTGGATTATTATCACTCATTGTCTATACTCGGATTTGTTATATCGACTACGAAACCAAAGTTGTCTGTGGCTACTATTTGATCTACTGGAATTGATAGTTCAGCATTAGATGTAGGCTCACCATTTGCAGTAAGACCTGGTTGGATTCTAATTTCTGTTGCAGGTATAGTATTAGCACTCGGTAAATTGTCATAAGCATTTGTGATGGAGTACTTGATGGTCTTCTTAGTCTTGATAGGACCATAGAAGTATCCCTTTAGAGTAAAATCGAGTTCCCAAATCATTGCCTGTCTATCTTTGAAGTCTCCATTATAGACATCATCTAGATTGACATTATTCAGAACGATGGGAATATCATGCTTGATATCCATCTCTGGAATCAATATAGCAGTGACAGTCCAATCAGGTGTGAAGTATGGCAAAATCTGCTCAACAATTCTTGTTCCATCCTCTGCATTCTTGATGAAGATACTTAGTTTAAATCCAATGTTGTATGGAATTGGATTGTACTGGTAAAGTCTCTGCTGAGGATCAGACGGATTATTCAGTCTAGATCTATTAACGGTTTGTAGTTTTCTAGATCCATCATATTGGAATCCAGTCATCTCGAACGACATCATAGGAAGAGGAAATACCGCAGTAGGTCTGTTTATGGCAGGATCCTGAACTACTCTAGTCAGACTCTTTTCCTTAGGTCCATATGTAATAGGAA